TTACAAAGTAGTTGAAGATAAGCTGTGTGCTTTGGATAAAAGACTTTGGAGACTAGAGGCAATGCTCATGGCTAGTACAGTTACTGTCGTAGCTTTAATGATAAGTATAATAATGAAATAGAAAGGGAAAGAGATGCTTGACCCCATATCAGCTTGGGCTGCAATTACTGCTGGGCACAAAACTATTATGGGTGCTATAAAAATTGGTAAAGATTTAAGCTCTCTTTCCACAGCTATAGGGAAACTAGCACAAGGAGAAGCTCATCTTCAACATGCTGAATCACAGAAAAAGAAGAGTAAGTTCTCTTTTGCAGAAGACTCAGCCATAGAAAAGCACTTTAAGAAAGAAGCTCTAGAAGATATGAGAGATGAGTTACGTAAAGCCTTCTTGTACTTTGGAAAAGCTGGACAATGGGAAAGACTCCAAGCAGAGATTGCCCAAGAAAGAGCTAGGATTAAAAAAGAACTAGCTGAACAGCAGAGAATAAAAGATAGAAACTTAATGATAACCACAGTCACTGCTTTAGTTATACTAGGTATAGTTGGTATTGTCGCTTGGATTAAGTTCTTGCAAGGAGGATTCTAATGTTTAAACTTCTTGTTATAGCTTGTGCTATAGCAGACCCTAAGATGTGTATAACCTTTGAGGACACACTAAAGAAACTAGAGACTGAGCAACAGTGCATAGAAAGAGCTTACGAGATGAGAAGAGATATCGTAGAAGAATTAGATATGAAACCTATTGTTTACAAATGCATTGAACTTCAGAAAGGTAAATTTACATGATGGACTTTTATTTAAGAATATTTAAATTCTTTAATAAACTTAGTAATTACTTTTACATGAAGTATAAAATAGCTTTAAGAGAAAAACAATTTAAGGAACGTACAAGATGATACAAGCATTAATAGCACCAGTAGCTTCATTGTTAGACAAGTTTATCCCAGATGCAGACACTAAGCAAAAGATTGCCCATGAGATTGCAACTATGTCACAGAAACATGCACAGGAGTTAGCAAAAGGTCAACTAGAGATAAACAAAGAAGAAGCTAAACACAGGTCACTGTTTGTTGCAGGTTGGAGACCCTTCTTGGGTTGGATACTAGCTGCTGCAATGGGTTGGCACTTTGTCTTTGCTCCTGCTACAATGTTCTTCTGTGCTTATCTAGGTGTTACTATTCCAGAATTACCAGTGTTTGACATGGATAGTCTTATGACTGTTCTACTTGGTATGCTTGGTTTAGGTGGATTACGTACTGCAGAAAAGATAAAAGGCATAACTAAATAATGGAAGTAGAAATAATAAGTATATTCTTACAAGTATTAACATTACTGGCTGTATGTGCAAACACAGCTATTAACATAGTCTATAGGTTGAAAAAATGAGTCTTTATGAGAACATAAATAGAAGAAAGAAGCTTGGTATATCTAGACCCAAGTCAAAGAGTACTGTATCAGCTAAATCATATGCAAACATGAAAGCTGGTTTTCCTAAGAAAACAGACAAATACAAGAAGAAAACATAATGACAGCTGAAAAAGAATTGATAGACAAGTTACACAAGGAGGTATCATAACGTCAGACAATCCTATGGCTAGTTTACTAAAAGAACTACCCTTTGATGTGGGAGAGAAATTACAATGAGAGAAGCACCAAATGCTACATTACTTACCACAGGAGTAACACTAAACAATAGTACATGGACTAAACTAGTCAATACTAATGTTAATCGTACTTATATGTCTATACTTAATAATGCCTCAACTTATCCTATTCGTATAGGTTTTGGTCAAGATACTGTAGAACCTACATCAAGTTATCAAATATTAGGTGGACTAACTAATACAGGTACTTCTTCTTTAGGTAATATTGGTGTTTTTAAATTTGGTATAAATGATGCAGTACAAGAGATTGAAGAAACAGTATGGGAATATGGAGGTCTCTATACATATCCTACTACTGCTGTAGTTATGACAGTTACAAGTTCTGTAGGAGCTACTGATAATGGATGTGAAATAGCTGTCAGTGGTTTAGATGAGAACTATAACGAAGTTACAGAAATTGTTACGTTAGCTGGAGCAGGAACTGCAACAACTACTACAACTTTTATTAGAGTTTTTCGTGCTTACGTAGCAGGTAGTCAAGATACTACAGGTAACGTAACTATTGGTAATGGGGGTAACGTATATAGTTATGTTAATGCTGATAATCAAACATTACAGGCTTTTTATACAGTACCTGCTGGTTACACAGCTAGACTTTTTCAAACAGACCACACAGTTAATACAGAACAAAACAACAAGTTTGGACAAATACGTCTTGTTACACGTAGACCTAATGGTGTCTTTAGAACTCAAGAAAGTTTTACTATAACTAATGGCTCAATTAGTCGTTTATATAATACTCCTATTATTATTCCAGAGAAGACTGACATTGAGTTTAGAGCTAAAGCCTCTGGAAGTAATGCTTACTTACATGTTTCTTCTACAATGGAAATAATTCTTACTAGTTCTGCAGTAGATTTCTCTAACAGTGCAGATAAGTATGAGTTTCCAGTAGCTCCCATCAATGCTGTATGGGCTAAGACTACATCACCTGAAACACATACTGTGAAAGTAGTACACGATGACTAACATTCCAGAACAACTTAAAGATTTTAGAAACTTTACATACCTTGTATGGTCTCACTTAGGCTTACCTGAACCCACTCCCATACAGTATGACATAGCTCACTACTTACAGAACAGTCCAAAACGTAGCATAATAGAAGCTTTTCGTGGTGTAGGTAAGTCTTACATCACTGCTGCATACGTAGTACATCAGCTACTACTTAACCCTGAACTAAAGTTTATGGTTGTATCAGCTTCTAAAGCACGTGCAGATGACTTCTCAACATTCACACAACGTATCATTGTTGAGCTTCCTATATGCCAACACCTCGTTGCTAGAGACGGTCAGAGGTGGTCTAAGATAGCTTTTGATGTTGCACCAGCCAAAGCCTCTGGAAGTCCCTCAGTGAAGTCCGTAGGGGTCACAGGACAGCTTACAGGTTCTAGAGCAGACATAATCATTGCAGATGACGTAGAAGTTCCTAACAACTCTATGACTCACATGATGAGAGAGAAGCTGTATGAGACTGTTAAAGAATTTGATGCTGTGTTAAAGCCTGATGGAAAGATTATTTACTTAGGTACACCTCAGAATGAGATGTCCTTATACAACGTACTGCTTAGTCGTGGTTATGACATGAGGATATGGACTGCACGTTATCCTACTCTAGAACGAGCAGAGAAAGCCTATGGGGATAGGTTAGCACCTCTCCTGTATGATTCCCTCCAAAAAGAGCAAAAGGCTCTGTATGGGCTTCCTACAGACCCTAAACGGTTTGATGACCAAGATTTACTAGAAAGAGAACTATCTTATGGTCGTTCTGGTTTTGCATTGCAGTTTATGTTGGACACATCTTTAAGTGACTCTAACAAATATCCACTCAAGTTAAGTGACTTAATCATATATAGCTGTGATAAGGATACTGCTCCTGAGAAAGTTGTCTATGGTATTATGAAACCCATGTTAGACATTCCTAACGTAGGTTTAGCAGGTGATAAGTTCTATGCACCAGAAGATACTATAGGTAGGTTAGACTATCAAGGCTCAGTGTTAGCCATTGACCCCTCAGGTAGAGGTAGTGATGAAACAGCTTATGCAGTTGTTAAGATGTTAAACGGATACTTGTACGTTACTGATGCAGGTGGTGTAGCAGGAGGTTACTCTGAGAGCACACTGCAGCACCTAACTGACCTAGCAAAGATAAACAAGGTTAACATGGTACTTGTTGAGAGTAACTTTGGTGATGGTATGTTTACTGAGCTACTAAAGCCATACCTGCTTAAGACGTATCCATGTACCTTAGAAGAGGTTAGACATAGTAAACAGAAGGAAAACAGGATTATAGACACCCTTGAGCCTGTTATGAACCAGCATAGACTTGTTATAGACCCTAAAGTAATACAAAAAGACTATGACAGTGTACAGTCTATGCCACCTGATGTAGGTATTAAGTACATGTTAACGTATCAAATGACACGTATAACTAAGGTTAGAGGAGCTTTAGCACATGATGACAGGCTTGACGTACTTGCTATGGCAGTCCAATACTGGGTTGACCAGATGGCTGCTGATGCAGATACAGAAATACGAAGCAGAAAAGAAGAACTATTAGACTTAGAACTAGATAAATTCATGTCAAACCTCAATATGAGCAAGGAAAAACCTGTTCAACAGAGTTGGATTGAGTTCTAAAGTTACAACCAAGATAGACTCCCTTTCACATATATAACTTATACACTGGTCAGATATCCATTGTTTAAGGGAGTTTTACTTGTTTGACAGTGTTTAGACCTACTGCTGCTACTAGGAGTTAAAGATACTGGTTGTATTTTGGTAGAAAAATCTGAAACAGTATTTAACACAAAGTAGAACGTGCGTTTCCCCATAGAACGCGTTCCTTTTGTTGCACATTTGCAACACTTCTTTAACATGTTCAACAATCTGCACAAAAGTTAAGCATTTTTTCACCAGCTGGAAACATGTGTGACATAAGTGCAACATGTGTGACATTTTTATCACATGTTTATGTCTCTCTCTATCTATTCTTTTTCGATACTATATAATACAAAAAAAAACTTTAACTTTTTTTAACTTTTTTAACATTTATGCTTTACTTATTTTAAAAAGTATGAATATAATTAAAACAATTGAGAATGACAGATAACAGCAGTCTCTTAAAAGCAAAAGAAACTAAGCCTTTTAACTGCACTAAAACAAATCAAACTCAGTTAAGTTTTAAGATAACCGTTCTAGAAACAACATTCTTAAAACAAAGTTAAAGAAAAGTTAAAATAAGTTTGACAAGTTAAAAATAAAAGATTAGAGTTTAAGAGAATAAAGAAAGGATAAAGACAAAAGATAAAGCAAAGTTAAAACTAGGTTTAGTATCACCAGTAATAGCTCAAGGAACGTCCCAAAAGGACTAGGGCATCAACGATACTCAAGTAACATGAGAACCTTGGGGGTAGGTAAAGACTGTAAAACCAGTGCCTCAGTCTAGCCTTACTGTAACGCAAGTAAAAGTTGTATTCAGTAGGGGGGTGTGCCAAGACTAGGAGGAGTCGATGACAAGACAAATCCTAGTTGTTACTAGGTGCAATGGTGTACCTATAACAAGGAGTAAAACTATGTTTAAGACTAAAACTTTAAGACTGTTCAACGTACCTTTAATCGTCCTAGCTTCACGTTCTAGAGTGTATAAATCTAGATGGGAGTTTACTAACGGTAGCACGTTTAAGGGTATTCATTTGGGCAAAAAAAGCTACTATGTATCTGTTCCAATTCTAGCTTCTAGAAAGTTTGGAGGTACTGCAGATATTGTTTCATAATTATCTTGACCTAGTGCAACGTTTTCTATAACGTTGTACCTAGTAACAACTAGGAGGCAAGACCATGACACGTAAACAAGAATTATTAATGATGCTAGATAGAGTTAACAATGCTCTTAATCTAGAATTAGACTTAAACAATGCACCAATTTATGGTGGGTGGCAGTTAACTAATAAAGAAGGCAGTCATATAATTAAACATAGAGTATCTATTAAAGAAATGCTATGCTTTCTTGATGGCATGTTAAAAGCTTTAGAAATTAGGAGGTAAACATGATAAAACTAAACTTACTTGGAGTAGGTACTAATGCCAAGACTGTTAAAGGTGATGGCAGTGAGTACCTAACAGCAATCTTATATCTAGCACCTGCAGATATTGTAGATGGGATAAATGTTTGTCCTATGGCAGTAATGGCAGGTTGCAAGGCAGGTTGTTTGTTTTCTGCAGGACGTGGAGCATTTAACAATGTTCAACAAGCTAGAAAACGTAAGACAATATTATTTAGAGACCATAGAGAGGAGTTTCTAAGGCAGTTAAACCAAGACCTAACTAGGTTTCAAGCTTACTGTAAACGTAAAGGTTTGAAGGCAGTAGTTAGGCTCAATGGTACTAGTGATATTAGGTGGGAAAATTATATAGACATGGCAAGCTATGACATACAATTCTATGACTATACTAAGATACTTAATAGACGTAACTTACCAAGTAATTATCACTTAACTGTTAGCTATAGTGAGGCAAGTGACAAGTATGCAAGCCAAGTGTTACAAGTTAAGAAGAATAGTAGTACTAACATAGCAGTAGTATTTAAAGATAAGGCTAGTATTCCTAGCACATACAAGGGTTACAATGTTATTGATGGAGACAAGGACGACTTAAGGTTTCTTGATATTCCTAATAGTGTAGTAGCTTTATATGCTAAAGGACAAGCTAAGAAAGATAACTCAGGATTTGTAATTAGATAAGGAGAAAGACAATGAACAAATATAAATATGTAGTATGGGTTGGTGGAGTAGATGATTATTATACCAATTATCAAGATGCTAAAGACGATTATAATAATTGGATAGATGAAGGTTATGATGATGTTATACTAGAGGAGATACCAAATGAAGGATAAAGATTTAGCATGGGATATATTTAGAGATGGACTATTATTTATATTCATGTTAATAGTTACTATAGGTTTTATAAATCCATTCAGTAGCTATTATACATGGTGGAATTTATTATACATGATTAACAACTAGAAGGAGAGAGCAATGAAACTAAGTAAGATAATAAAAACAATAGAAGTAATAGAAGAGAAGAGAGTTCCTAATGATATACTGGAGGGGTTTCTTTATCACTCAGCAAGTAGAGAAGAACC